AGAAGTCTGCTCAAGAAGCCTTTCAAAGAATGTTTGAATTGAAGTGGACCCCACCAGGTCGTGGTCTATGGGCATTCGGAACACCTATGACTATGGAGAAGCGCAACTCAGCATCCCTTCAAAACTGTGCAATGGTTTCAACAAGAGACATTGATCGTAATGATCCAGGAGCACTATTTGCCTGGGTAATGGATGCATTGATGTTGGGTATTGGCGTAGGGTTTGACACCCTTGGACAAGACAAGCAAATGTCTATTTATGCTCCTACAGAGCCAGCGTCAATCTATGAAATCCCAGATACTCGTGAAGGATGGGTAGAATCTGTAAGATTACTTGTTAACTCATTTTTACGACAGAATCAACCAATTCAAGAATTTAACTATGACCTTATCCGTCCATTAGGCGCACCTATCAAGGGTTTTGGGGGAGTTGCAAGCGGTCCTCAGCCACTTATTGATTTGCACACACGTATTCGTAATGTAATTGGTTCAAGAGCAGGGGAAAACCTTGATAGTCGTGCAATTGTAGATATCGTCAACCTTATTGGAACATGCGTTGTATCTGGCAATGTTCGTCGTTCTGCTACTCTTGCTTTGGGTACACCAGAAGATGATGGCTTTATTAATCTTAAGAATCCAGAAGTGTTTCCAGAAAGAAATTCATACGATCCAGAGAAGCCAGGCTGGGCATGGATGAGTAATAACTCAATCGCTGCTGAGGTTGGAACTAAGTATGAAGACTATGTAGATTTAATTGCAGACAACGGAGAACCAGGTTTTATCTGGCTTGATGTTGCACGTAATTATGGCCGTCTTGCGGATGCTCCTGATTACAAGGACACTCGCATTATGGGCTTCAACCCTTGTGCGGAGCAGCCATTGGAAAGTTACGAATTATGTACACTTGTAGAAGTGCACCTTAATCGTCATGACTCCAAGGAGGACTTCCTCAAGACGTTGAAGTTTGCATATCTTTATGGAAAAACCGTAACTCTTATGCCAACACATTGGCAGCAGACAAACGGTATCATGCAGAGAAACCGTCGCATCGGAACATCTCTTACAGGTATTGCTGCATTTGCTGATGAACATGGTTTGCCAACAACTCGTGAATGGATGGATGAAGGTTATTCAACAATTCGTAAATACGATCACCAGTACTCAGAATGGCTATGTGTTCGTGAATCAGTTCGTGTGACAACTGTTAAACCATCAGGCTCTGTGTCACTTCTTTCTGGTGCTACCCCTGGAGTTCACTGGGGACCTGGAGGAGAGTTCTATCTTCGTGCTATTCGTTTTGGTGATCAGGATCCAATGCTTCATTTGTTTAAAGCAGCAGGGTACAAGATTGAGGCAGACCTAGTATCAGCAAATACATCAGTAGTATATTTCCCAGTCGCATCTGGACATAAGCGTTCTGAGAAGCAGGTTAGCCTATTTGAAAAGATTGGTTTGGCAGCAACTGCTCAAAAGTACTGGTCAGATAATGGTGTTTCTGTAACTCTATCATTTGATAAAGAAGAAGAAAAGAAGTTTGTTGCTCCAGCACTAAATATGTACGAGGGACAACTAAAGGCAGTTTCATTCTTACCAATGGGAAATAAGACTTATCCTCAACAGCCATATACAGAAATTACAAGAGAAGAATATAACTCATATGTAGGAAAGATTGGCAAGATTGACTGGTCTGCTATTTATGATGGTATAGAAAATCTTGAGGCACAAGGAGAAGCATACTGTTCAACAGATGCTTGTGAAATTAAACTATACTAACCTTTTCTCCTGCTATAATAGTGGGATAGGAGAATAATGTATACCCCATCTAATCTATATGCTGAAAAGATTTTTGCAGAGCATCCAACTGCTATGTGGTCTTTAGATGATCAATCAGACTATATTTCTTTAATTTCAGAATCACAAAGAAATATATCTGGTCCTTCTTGGCTTTTTTCAGAATGCTCATCTTCCATTGCTTCTGTAATTAAAGAGCCTTTCGTTGAAAGTGTTACAAATCTCATTACTCCTACTTTTCCAGGAACTTTTCCTAAAACTTCAATTGTAGTAAGTCCTGAATTATTTAACATGAACTCTTTAGATTATACAAATGACGGAACAATATCTATAGGTGCTTACATTTTTCCAGATACAGCATTTTTAACTTCAATAGATTTAAAAATTATATATGTTAATCCTAACAATCCAGGTCAACTACTTAGCCTAACAAAAACTTTTAATAGTTTTGAAAATCAAAAATGGAACTATTTGTCTGATGTAATAACTTTGCCAACCACTGTCCACAACTCTATGGCCAGAGTAAGAATAGATTTTGTATTTGCATCAGGTGGTAGTTCTGCATCAGACTATAGTGTATACGTTAATGGAATTACTATTGGCCAAAAAGCAGAACAAACAAGTGCAATTTCTCTGGGCACTCAAGCAATAAATATTCCATCATCTATAGCATTACCACAAGGTAGTGGTGTTGAGGCATTCTCGTATGGATCTGGTATAGATAATGGATACTACCTAATTAAGAATAATTCTTTAATGGCAAGAAACTCTGGGGTTCCACTCGTATATGGAGCATATAACACAACAAAGGTATATCCTAATTCGGAAGGAATGCCATCTTTAATAGTTCCAGGAAAAGGGTTTTTAAATAATATAGGAAGGTATCAAGACTTTACAGTTGAATTCTGGACAAAGATTAGTTGTGAAAGTAATACTGCCAAAAGAATTTTTGGACCAATATCTTCTTTAGATGGTCTATATGTTGAAAATGGTTATATGACTTTGAGAATTGGAGATGACTATAAAACGCATTTTATCAGCGACTGGTCAAGGCCAATGCTTATAAATATTCGTATTATTAAAAATAAAGCAACAGTTCTTTTAAACTCAGAAGAAGTTATTTCTATAGATATAGATGTTTCAAAATTAACATTGCCAGATAAGTTTGATGTCAATGGCAAGGATCAGGACTGGCTAGGATTTTATGCGTATTCTGACATATCTCCAATAGAGATTGACTGTGTTGCCATTTATCCATATTCAGTTTCTCAAGCATTGGCAAAAAGAAAAATGGTTTATGCACAAGCAGTATCTTCTGTAGACTCAATAAATTCATCATATAATGGAGAATCTGTTGCAATAGACTACCCATTCGCAGACTATACCGCAAATTACTCTTATCCAGATTTTGCATCATGGGAGCAAGGAACTTATAACAATCTAAAAGTAACAAAAAATAGTATTACCACTCCAGACTATAAAATTCCACAAATCTTTTTACAAGACAAAAGTCTGGAACAACTTTACGAAGACAATACAAATTCAACACAACTTAGATATACTTATACAAATTTCATAGAAAATCCATCATTTTCTCAGTGGCCAGACCCAGGATATTGGATAGGAATGGCTGGATCCTCCTGGTCTAGATTTTCTTCTGGCGGTGTAAACAACGGACCATACGCACAAATTGTTGCAAATGGAAACGCTTTTTGGACGGGTATCTATACGGTTCCAGACAACAATGGATACTTTCCAATGGAAGCAAATAAAACAATTATGGTTCAAGGAACTTTTAAAGCAGTTTCGTTCCCGATGTCTTTTAGAGCATATGTTGGTATTTTTACTATTAGTGGCCAACTTATCGGTAATTTTTTTGCAGAAACCCCAGTTTTGAGTCCATCTGATGGATGGAAAGATTTTAGTTTTAGTTTTACATCATTTACATTTCCAGTTAAAGTTGGATATGTAACATTTGGACCAGTTTTCCCATCGATGGGTCAAACATGGCAATTAGGCCGTGCAATGCTTTATCAACAAACAAGTAATTTTACTGGTGAAGGAATTCCATATTTTGATGGCAGTGCCAATAATTTTAATCCAAGACATGAAGCCGTTTGCTCATGGACTGGCGCCCAGCACGATAGCCCATCTATTGCTACTATAAATTCAGATAGGCTTTACTCTAGCGGGTATGAGTCATTATCTTTTAGACCAAATTCTTCGTGGGACAATAAGCATTGCTACATAAACTATAATCAGTATGGATTTTTATCTGATCCTATTAATGCAATATATGTAGTATTTACTGCAGATGATTTAACAACAGAACAAACATTGCTTAAGGTTTATAATACCGTAGATGGATCATACTTTACATGTTATATTAAAGATGGAAGGGCCTATTTAGGGTTTGATATAGAAAACTTTACCTGGACTGCTGTTTATGATTATAAAATACACCTGCACCAACCTAATATGGTTGGTCTTAAAATTGACAACATGATGAGTACATCTTTTTATAATGAATTCTCAACAATATCAAGTTTAAGATCATTCTTTTCTAATCCAAGTTTATTAAAGATGTATGTCGGTGGCGACAATGATCCAACACATACATTTAAAGGCAAAATATATGGATTTTTCATTGATAGCATTTATCACACCTACGATCTAAATGATTCTGTCAATTCAGAGACTAACCCAAATGGCTTAGCAAGAGATGCTTATTTTTCTTGGCAAGGTTTTCCGCTATGGAATGGTCTTGGTAATCGTATTGCAGACTTAATTGATAGAGGTGCTTCATATGGACTAAGGCCATATATTATTAACGACCAATATAAACTTGACATCGCTACATATGGAGAATGGAAAGACTATGTTCCTCTTACCTATTTTGCACAATATACTTTAGATAAAGAAGGTAATAAGGTATATGATTTAGACTTTATCCAGTTTAATGCTAACCTTCCAGACTCGTCTAACTTTGATTTAATTAAGATGTATGTGACTTTTCAGTTTATTTCAGAAGGTACAAGTAAGAATTTAAGAGATTTTGCAATAGAGGTAGATGTAACTAATTCAAAAATATTAGACTTAAACGAATATCCAAACTGGAGAACAACAAAGTTTAGAGTTTTGGATAATACAATTATTTACCCACGAGAAGATGTTGACTTTGAAGAAATAGGAATGACGTATACAGCAGTGTTTGATATACCAGCATCACTTACAAAAGATGTTGAATTAAGGCGTATAGAGTTTGCATCTCAAGCATTTGATAATAATTCTTTTAATAAAGTAGGAACAAGGTTTGGTAACGAAATATATCCTTATACAAAAACAGGATTTTATTATAATCACAAAGCCAAGAATCCATTCTCTATATATAAAGGCACAACCCCATACCTTTATTTAACCAAAAATAGTGGAATTAAAATGTATAGAGATTTTATTGAAAGAGACGACATTGGTTTGTCAATTCCAATGAATACTTCTAAAGGCTCTGACTATAAGGTTGGCGCCGTACAGTCTTGGATGTATTATGATAAAAACTCTTTCCCTACAAACCAAGAATTTGTTTTATTTAAAATCTTATATAAAGGTGGTACTAAGTTAGTATGCGCCCGTACAGTTAATGCTTCTGCTAATACGGCAAAAGTATATATTAGAGATGAAGAAACCAACTCAATCAATCAGGGAGTAGCATTTTATTTAAATGGTAACATAACAACAAATCCAACAATATCAGCAAAAGAATGGAATGTTCTAGGCATTGCATTTCTTCCATCACTAAACTTAGACTCACATACGGGATATATAAATATAACTAGCCCATTGCTTTTTAACAATGTCTCTTTTTACAAATCAACATATTTACAAGAGATCCAAGGTACAAAATTTAGACTTTGGCAAGAAGTAAAAGAAGAGGGTGGAAACACATATGACTGGTCTTACTGGTTTAATAACTTTATCTGGAACGATGTACTAATTATTGGAGATCAGGGTTCATTTTCAATAGACCCATCGTCAATTTATAAGACTTACACTGGAACAAATAAGATAATTATAGATGATAATGAAGGTATAGGTATAGATATTGACTCAATGGCTATAAGAAAAGAAACCTCGTGGCTAAACTTTGTAGGCACAGCCCTATAATCTGGTATACTTATGGTTATGAATCCTTTAATAAATCAAAAAACTGGTAAACCAATAGTAGGAAATGTCCGTAAAAAGGTAATTGGCAAGGACTACGACTGGGGTCTTTATGTATATAAGAAGTCTACTGGTAAGTGGTTTACAGATGGAGAAGGAAGTGTACTCAACATTCCATCAATGCGAGGGGATCTATCCAAGATAGCAGAACTTAAAAAGGCTGCAATACACTATGGAGATGAAGGTGATGGAGAAGCCGTTTTTGTTGCTGGACTAAATAGAGTTAGTGAAGAAGAGTATTCAGAGCAAAAAGATAGAATGGCAAACGGTCTGATCCCATCAATGAATGACTTAGGTGCATGGCATGCAGCACAACAAACCTATAATAAGTATGGCAAGGAAGGTTTTGATGACTGAAGATAGATTTGAGTATATTCAAGCAAGAATAAATACTCAAGAACCTGAAGAAAGCATTTTTAAGAACTCAGACCCATTTCAAAAAAATTGGGAAAAGTTAAAAGATTATTCTGGAATTAATGCAAACTTTAAAAGAAGAGTTACAAGAAGCATGGCAAAAGCAGTTGCTTCAGAGGATCCACAATATTTAGATTCTGCAAATGCAGTAGCAACTGGACAGGGTGCTCAGTCAAAGGCTATAAACCCAGGAACAGTATTTAGAAATGGCTATAGCATGTTTGATGTTATTAATCCACCATACAATCCATATGAATTGGCAAGTTATTATGATACATCTTTTTCAAACCATGCAGCAATTGATGCTAAGGTTGAAAATGTTGTTGGCCTAGGATATCGTTTTGACATTACAGATAGAACAATGCTTAATTTTGAAATGGCAGAAGATCAGGATAAGGTAGACAGAGCACGTAAAAGAATTGAAAGAGCAAAGATCATGCTCAGAGACTGGCTTGAGTCATTGAATGATGACGATAGTTTTACAAAGATTATGGAAAAGGTATATACAGATCTCCAGGCAACTGGAAATGGGTATATAGAAGTGGGCAGAACCGTTACAGGTGAAATCGGATATATCGGACATATCCCATCAACAACTATTCGTATTCGCAGACTCCGTGATGGATATGTACAACTTATTGGACAAAAGGTTGTTTACTTTAGAAACTTTGGAGCAAATAATCAAAATCCAGTAACTGATGACAAAAGACCAAATGAAATAATTCATTTAAGTGAGTACTCGCCTTTGAATACATATTATGGAGTTCCAGATGTAATATCTGCACTCCCATCACTTATTGGAGATAGTCTTGCTTCACAATATAACATTGATTACTTCTCAAACAAGGCAGTTCCAAGATACGTTATTACAACCAAGGGTGCAAAACTATCTGCAGATTCTGAAGACAAAATGTTTAGATTTCTTCAAACAGGACTGCGTGGACAAAATCATAGAACCCTGTATATCCCGCTTCCTGGAGACACAGACCAAAACAAGGTTGAGTTTAAGATGGAGCCAATTGAAAACGGTATTCAGGATGGATCATTTAAAGAATACCGAAAGCAAAATCGTGATGATATTTTGATAGCCCATCAGGTACCTATCTCTAAACTGGGTGGCTCTGACTCTGCTGCAATCGCTGCAGCGTTATCTCAAGACAGAACATTCAAGGAGCAGGTTTCTAGGCCAGCACAAAGACATTTAGAAAAAATAGTAAATAAAATTATTCGTGAAAAAACTGATATTTTAGAGTTAAAATTCAATGAGTTAACACTAACAGATGAAATTGCACAGTCTCAGATTCTTGAAAGATATGTGAAGACTCAGGTTATGACACCGAATGAGGCTCGTGAAAAACTAGATTTGCCACAAAGACAAGATGGGGACGATCCATTTGTTATGTCATCAAGAGAAGCAGCGGATGCTAGGGCAAATATTTCAGGGAACAGAGAAAGAGATTCTGAAAGGTCAAATAATCAATCAGACTCTCCATCTACAATCTCTGGAAGAAATCCGCAGGGCGAAGGAAGAGCATCTCAATAACTGAGAAACTTCTATAAATTAATGATATAATTAGTCTGATATGATAATTAATAAAGCCCATTGGGTTACTGAAGGCGACAATGTAAGATTTTCAATGCCTATTGGCAAGGTAGATCAGGAACGACGTATTGTTTCTGGCTTTGCTACATTAGACAATATCGACAAGCAAAATGATATCGTTACAACAGAGGCAAGCCTTGAGGCATTTAAAAAGTTTAGAGGAAACCTAAGAGAAATGCATACCAGCCTTGCAGTTGGTAAGATTGTTTCTTTTAAAGAAGATAGATATTTTGATCCAGAAACAAAAAAGTTTTATAACGGAGTGTATGTGTCAGCCTATGTTTCAAAGGGTGCACAGGACACTTGGGAAAAGGTTCTTGACGGAACACTAACTGGTTTTTCAATTGGTGGAAACATCACTAAGTCAGACGACTCTTTTGATGAAAAACTAGATAAAGCAGTTAGAGTGATCAAAGAGTATGAATTGCATGAGTTATCTCTTGTAGATAATCCTGCTAATCAATTTGCAAATGTTATATCTATTCAAAAGTCAGATGGTGTAAATGTGGTTGGTGGATATCTATCTAAGGCCGTTGTCGATAACGTATACTGGTGTAATTCAGATGACATCGTTAGACTATCTTCAGATAATGAAGAAAATTGTCCATCATGCAGTACAACAATGAAAAACATTGGTTTTGTTGAAAAAAATGATACAGACAATGTTGAAACAGTAAAGTTCTTAGTTGATAGTGCAAAAGGCATTAGAACAATTAAGATGACAAAGGAGGAAAATCCTATGACAGAAGAAACAACTACAGTTGTTGATCTAACAGGGTCAACAACAGAAGAAGTTACAAATGTTGAGGTTGCTCCAGAGGCTACAGCAGAGGCTACACCAGAGGTTGCTGCAGAGGAAACTCCAGCAGAACCTGTAGCAGAAGCAGGAGCAGAAGAAGAAACTCCTGCAACTGAAGAAGCAGAAAAGTCAGTTGATGCAACTACAGATCCAGCAGCAGAAATTGCTAAGGCTGTAGCAGGTATCAATGATTCTCTAACTAATGCCTTGAGCAACATCGCAGAAACAGTAAAGTCTATGCAGACAACTGTTGATGCAATTACAAAGTCCCTTGAAGCCGTTACAGGTGAAGTAAAGTCTGTAGCAAGTGAGGTAAAAGAAGTTAAGGGTAACTTTAATGAGTTTGGAAAGCGAGTAGATGCTGTCGAACAAGACACTGCTTTCCGCAAGTCTGGCGATCTAGGCGAGATCGTGCAGGAGTTTGCAGCAATGCCAACTCAAAAATCCCTATGGGGCGGTCGTTTCCTCACAAATACCGACCTATTCAACTAATATAAAAATCACTAGGAGGTGAACAATATGTCGGAACAAAATAATACAGATATCGTAAAGAACCACCCAGGTAGCGGTTACGGAACACCAAACGCTGAAGGTGCTATTGTGTCAACTGATGCTGGTAAGACTCCATTTGGAACTAACTACACAGATCGCAATGGTAACTACATCAATCCAGACTCAGACCAAATGGCTGTTTACAGCCAGGCAAACTGGGGTTCTATAACTGGAAATAACGCAGTAAACCCAAGTGGTACTGCTGGCGGTATCCTTAATCCAGAGCAGGCTCGTCGTTTCATCGACTACGTGTGGGATGCAACAATTCTCGCTAAAGATGGTCGTAAGGTTACAATGAGAGCAAACAGCATTGAACTTGAGAAGGTCAATGTTGGTGAGCGTGTTATCCGTGCTGCAAAGCAAGGAGATGCATCACACATTAACGTAGGTGCTACATTCTCAAAGGTTGAACTTACCACAACAAAGATTCGTCTTGACTGGGAAGTATCAACAGAAGCACTTGAAGACAATATTGAAGGTGGAGCACTTGAAGATCATCTAGTTCGCTTGATGACAAATGCATTCGCTAACGATATCGAAGATCTTGCAATTAACGGTCAAGGTGTCGCAACTTCTGATCCATTCCTTGGAATTATGGAAGGTTTCGTAACTAAGACCACTGGTCTATACGGAGCAACCACAGATGCTCACGAAGCAGTTGTTTCAGTTAGCAACAACGAGTGGACACCTGACGTAATGCAGAAGATCATTCTTGCAATGCCACGTAAGTATCGTGCAGTAAAGAGCAATCTTAAGTTCTACGCTGGTACAGATGCTTTCGCAGGTATCGTAAAGAACAATGGTACTCTTGCAGATGCAATCACAGATGCTATGAACTACGGAAACGTTAAGCCTGTTGGTAGCACACAAGCAAACCGTCAAGCATACCTTGATGGAGTTGGACAGACATTCGGTGGAGCACGTACAACTCGTGTTCTTGGAATTGATGTTCAAGAAGTTCCTTACTACCCAGAAGGATTTGTCGATTTGACATTCCCTTCAAACCGTGTATGGGGCTTCCAACGTGACATTACTGTAAATCGTCAATATCATCCAAAGAAGGATACTATTGAATACACAGTATTTGTTCGTTTTGGTATCCAATGGGAAGAACTTGATGCAGTTGCTTATGCAGATGCTGACTCATGGGACTACAACTCATAATTCTATAGCAATATAGAAGTCGGGAGGGTAGTGTAAAAACTACCCTCCCTTTTATATCTGGTATAATTATGTTAGCAGATAAGGAGAATAAAATGTTAGAAAATAACAAAGATCTAGAAGTTAAAGAAGTTAATACTGCTACTTCTGATGAAAAAGAGTTTAAGAAAGATGCTGAAAAGGCAATAGAAACAAAAGAAACAAAGACAGTCCAAACAGAAAAAAACACTGCCATAAAGTCACTTGTATCCGATGATAGAGTAATCTATTCTACAAAAACTGGAATAATTCCTAATTTTGGTCAAATAAATAAAGGATATACAAAGGTAGAAAAAAATAAAGCCAAGGTTTTAGTAAACTTGTATTCTTTTATTAGGTACGCCTCAGATGAGGAGATTAAAACATATGTCAACTAAAGATCTTCCAACGCCAGAAGAATTTGTAAATATGACAGTTGCACAACTGAAGGCATATGCAAAGAAAAATGATATTGATCTTTTTGGAACTTCAACTAAGGAAGAGATATTAGAGGTAGTATTAAGTTTTTATCCAAGAGTAGAGGGCGACAGAAAAGAAGATTTGCCAAAGGCTCCAGAAAAGAAGTCTAAGGCTGTAAATAAAGAAGAACCAAAAAAGCAACCCACTGTAGTTCCAACTGATAAGGTAGTTATTTTTTCAAATAAGAATCTACACTGGGATGAAGTTGGGATTTTACAAAAAGGGTTCAATATAGTCAAAAAGGAGGCTGCCGATAAGTGGCTTGCCAGAAAGAGTGGTGTTGTTAGAGAAGCAACACCTCAAGAATTGGCAAAACATTACGGTAAATAATAGATGGAAGTACTAAGACTACCACCTTACCCGATTAGCACAACTTGGGATGTACCAAGCGCTAATACTTCGTACACTGTTTATGTAGAAGACCTAATTGACCACTCTTCAGAAACATCTACGATAGTTTCTAATGCTCAGTCAAAATTAATATACTATATACCTCAGAGTAAGGCTCAATTTGATAGAGAGTTTTTGTTCAGAATATCTGATTCTACTGGCAATGTTGTGGTAGACAGTAATTTAGATGTTCTTAGACCATACTATGACTATAGAACTTTAGGAACAACTGCAACAGAGATTGCTGAATACAAAATGTATGAACTTGTTGCTAGATCACTGATTGACTCAATTGTTGATGACGGATTTTATAACAACAAACATGTAGTAGAGGCTGTTGGAAATGGTGCAGACTATTATCCACTATTTAAACAAGCAAATAAGGTTCTAAAGGTATACAGAAATAATGTTTTAGTATATGACTCAGAATTAACAACAAATGTAGAAACTTATGCAGTAAGTCTTGACCATGCATCAATTGTACGTGTTGTATCTGATGAATATAATAGAAGAAATTTTGGATCAGTATATCTTTTTTCAGGATCAGATGATTTTGGTCCAGCGCTTTATCCAGTCGGAACCTTTGCTCCTGGAGACGACTTTATTTTTGTTCTAGACACTGGGTATAAGGCTGTTCCAGCAGAGGTAGAGTATGCAACAAAAATGCTTATTGAAGACATTAAGTGTGGAAAGATGGATTACTACAAGAGATATGTAACATCTTACAGCACAGATCAGTTTAAAGTACAACTAGATAAGTCAGTTTTAGATGGTACTGGCAACATAATAGTAGATAAAATTCTTTCAAAGTATACTAGAAACATTAGTCGACCAGGAGTTTTATAATGAGCGCATGCGATACAACAGACTTTATGTATCCCATGAAGGCAGATATCTATTATCCAATACTTACTCAGGGAGATTACGGAGCCCCTAAAAAAGATTGGGTTTTTGATAGAACAATAATATGTAATGCCACGCCTGTTGGTGGGGATGGTTCAGAAGAAGTTAAGCCTCAAACATTTTTGCAATATGAAAATAAGTTAATTGCTAGAACTAAAAATGATCCCAGAATATCTTCAAATGAATCGGGGAACGCAACAACCAACATCCTTATAACCAATATAAGATATGCTAATAATTCAATAATATATAAAGAAACTGCAGGAGCAAGAGCAAATAAAGCAACTATATATGAGTTAGCCACAGTAGAACCATTCACTGGACCATTCGGATCAATTGAATACTATAAGATGCTTTGGAGAAGAGCAGAAAATCAAACAGTAGGTAGTTAATGATAATCACAGCCAATACTAGGATGTTTGAAAAACAAATGAGAAACGTTGTTGATTATTCTATTGGTTTTTTAGATGGCGTCAAAAGTGGAAAGCCGTTATTTCTGGATAATCTAGGTTCTGGAATTGTTTTTGCTTTGGGCCAGTATATAGATGTTATGGCATCAGCAAATCCAAAAGCCCTTCACCACATATATGAATGGAACAACGTAGGAAGTCCTTCAGCGAGATTATTTGATGTAGACTATAGAGTTACAGGAATGGGACTAACGCTTGGATCAAAGTTTAAACAATCAAGAACAGTTTCTTCTGATATGACACAGCCATTTTATAATAAAGCAAAAATAATGGAACAAGGAACTCCAGTTAAAATAATCCCAACTGGCAACAATCCTTTAAAATTTAACTCTTCTACAGGACAAGTATTTACAAAAAGTCCAGTTCTAGTTAATAACCCTGGAGGAGACGAAGTTGCTGGATCTTTTGAAAGAACAGTTCAAGAGTTCCTCTCAAAATATCTAACACAGTCATTCCTAAGATCTTCTGGTTTATATGAATATATAGAAAAACCAGTTTTATATAAAAAGAATATACGAAGTGGCTCAAAATTAGGAAGATCCAAGGGTATCGAAACTGGATTCTCCTGGATAACACATGCAACAATTGGAGTAGAATAATACTATGGCATATACACCTAATATACTAGACACAGCCTTTGCGCCAACATTTTTAAACAAGTATGTTTTGGCTCAACTTGCAGAGTTTGGGCTTATAGCAGACCAAGACCTACTTGGAACAGCACCAATGGTGCCAGCGCAGTTTCCAACAAACATTGAAGACCTATACAACGATAGCCTACAGATAAGACAAACTGATAGCCCTGTATTAATAGTCTATGATCGTTTAATGAGGTTTAGACCTAATGCTTTCTATAGACACAAAAGAGAGCAATTAATATACTTTGTATACTCAACAGATGTTGCTAAACTTATAAACAGCATTCGGGTAATTTCTGATGCCCTAGATCGTGAAGATGCAGCAGCCCAAGATGTAAATGCCTGGATTGCAGACAACCCTATAACCAATAGTAATGGTGACGTAGTTCCACCCAATGTGTTTTTCCACAATATTAAGGTATACCAGGCCGACGAGAGTAGGGACGTGGCAGAACTGGCTTCAGCAAGAACCCTGTTTGTAAATAAGGTTGTGGTCGAATATGACTACCACACCACTACCCCATCAGACTATAAATATAATTAAAAATGCTGTTATACTTTAGGTGAGGAAACACAAACGCCGTACAACTTAATATCAATTCTTTAAGAAAGAGGTGAAAAAATATGGCATATAGTCGTGGTAATTCTACCAATATTATCGTGGGTGCTGCTGCTCTCTTCATTGCAGACACAACACTCGCACCAAACGTGCTAGAATCATTCAATCCAACTAAGTCTTTCAGAGATACACTTTCAGATGCTCTCGGATACGAAAACGTTGGATATACAATGAATGGTCTTGAATTGCAGTTCCAACCAGACTTCGGTGAAGTTCAGGTTGACCAAGTTCTTGACGTAGCAAAGTTATACAAGCAAGGTATGCAGGTTTCACTTGCAACCGCTTTTGCTGAAGCAACACTTGAGAACCTTCTCATTTCTTTGGCATATGGAGACAACCAACTTACTGGAGTTAAGGCAACATCAGCAGGACAGGTATTGAACCTTTCTGCAGGTGAACTTGGCGAATGTCCAGTAGAGCGTGGTATTGTTGCAGTTGGACCAGGAACAGGTGACTGTGCTGACTCTGCTTATGTAGAGCGTGTATACACAGCATACCGTGCTCTTTCAATCCAGAACGTAACAGTTTCTGCAAAGCGTGATGCTGCTTCGATGTTCGAAGTTTCATTCCGTCTTCTACCAGAAGATACTTCTGGATCATACGGTAAGATTGTTGACCGTACATTTGCACCAGCATCATAATCTAGTTTAGATTAGCAAAGGCCCATCTCTTCGGAGGTGGGTTTTTTGTTTCTATATGATAGAATGGTTATATAATGGCTACTAAAATATATGATAGTAAAAATATCACACTAATTGACGGTACACAATTAGAAATTGTCCCATTAAAAATAAAATATCTTCGAGAATTTATGGAGGTATTTAGTTTAATGCAAAATGCAACTAGTGATGATGAGGCAATTAGTATGCTGGTTGAATGTACAAGGATAACAATGAAGCAGTTTTATCCTGAAATATCAGGCAGTGTAGAGCAAGTAGAAGATATGATCGATATGCCAACAATTTATTCAATACTAGATACTGCAGCAGGAATAAAGATAAACAAAGCATCAAGTGAACCAATAAAATCACAAGCAGTAGATAGTGGTCCAAGTTGGTCAGAACTTGATTTGGCTAAAGTAGAATCAGAGGTGTTTTTACTTGGAATATGGAAAGATTATCAAGAGTTAGAAAAATCATTATCTATGCCAGAAATTATGGCAACTTTATCAACAAGAAGAGAATTAGATTATGAAGAAAAAAAGTTTCTTGCAGCAATTCAGGGAGTTGACCTGGAAGAAAATAACAATAACAGTAGCGAAGTAAAGGGTCAGCAAGAGTGGGAAAATCTTAAGGCAAGAGTATTTAGTCGTGGAGCAGCAACTGATGCAAACGATGTTCTTGCTTTACAAGGCATAAATGCTAAAAAAGCAGGGTTTGGTATTGGCTTTGGTCTTGATTATGAAGACTCTAGAGACCCTTCAGTTATGCTATAATTACATATGTCTATCTAGAAAGGACAAACATGGCAACAACAGTGCATGAGGGTGAGGAACTTACTCTTATGGATGGTTCAAAGATTTCTGTGAGACCACTCAAGATTTCTTTGCTTCGTCCATTTATGAAGGAGTTCGAAGCAGTAGCAGCGGTGGCAGAAGATAACGAAAAGTCAATGGCAATTCTTATCAACTGTGTACAAATCGCTATGAAGCAATATAGTCCAGAGTTGGCTGAAGACAAGGCTAAGTTAGAAGATATCTTAGACCTACCAACAGTGTATAAGATTATTGAAGCAGCATCAGGGGTAAAACTTACAGATGCTACATCTCTTCTTAACACAGTGCTTGCAAACAATTAAAAATGAGGTGATGAATGAGTGATGTTAATGCCCGTATTGGCATTGAGATTGATACGTCCAACGCATTAGCAGAACTGAAGTCACTACAGAGACAGTTAGCAGTATTCCATTCGTCTATGGCGAAAGGCTCTGCTGCTGCTGCCTCAGCACAAAGAAATTTACAGCAAAATTTAGTTAATCAAATAAACGCATCTGGCAAGTTTGTTGCTCAGATGGGAATGATTAGAACTTCTACTGAATCATTTACAAATTCATTAGAAAAGAATAAGTTCTCAATGAGAGAATACTTCCGTTATGCGGGAGGGGCAACTAGAACATTTGGAAAACTCTTTAAGTCAGAGTTTGACACAATTGGTAAGGTAGCAGAAGATCGTGTAAAACAACTTCAGACTCAATACATAAAGATGGGTCGAGATGCTACTGGAGCAATGAAGGCAATTTCAGTAACTCCAACATCCCTAAATATGAAAGATTTTGGAACACAGGCTGCTCTTGCTGCACAAAAACAAGCACTATTTAATCAACTTGTAAAACAAGGATCAACAAACCTACTAAATTTTGGTAAGAATACACAGTGGGCTGGACGTCAGTTGATGGTTGGTTTTACTGTTCCTTTAACAATGCTTGGAACAAAGGCAGCCCAAGTATTTATGGAACTAGAAGCACAGGCTATTAGATTTAAGCGTGTGTATGGTGATACCTTTACTACAACTGACCAAACAAATAAAGCAATCAAAGAAATAGAAACCCTTGCAAAAAGTTTTACTAAGTACGGAGTTGCAGTTGAAGAAACAATGAAGATGGCTGCAGATGCAGCAGCAATGGGTAAAACTGGTGCTGATTTAACTGCTCAGGTAGCAGAAGCAACAAGACTCGCAGTACTTGGTGGAGTAGAACAAGAACAGGCTCTTGAGACCACAATATCTTTAACTAACGCATTTGGCATCGCTGCAGAAGACTTAGCCCAAAAAATTAACTTCTTAAACGCAGTTGAAAACCAAACTGTAACAAGTATCGAAGACTTAACTATAGCAGTTCCAAAGGCTGGACCAGTAATACAGCAACTTGGTGGAGATGTAGAAGACCTAGCATTCTTCCTTACAGCAATGAAGGAAGGTGGAATCAATGCTTCAGAAGGAGCAAACGCCCTTAAGTCTGGTCTTGCATCTTTAATTAATCCAAGTAAAAAAGCAGCAGAAATGCTTAATGGTTTAGGCATAAATATAAAACAAATTGTAGAATCTAATGCTGGAAATGTAAAAGATACAGTAATTGAATTTGCTCAGGCATTAGATCAACTTGCCCCACTCGATAGGTCAAGAGCAATTGAGCAACTATTTGGTAAGTTCCAATTTGCTAGACTTTCAACTTTATTCCAAAATATTACACAAGATGGTACACAGGCAAACCGTGTCCTTGGACTAACAAATGCATCAGTTGAAGAACTTGCAATCTTGTCTGAGCGAGAACTTAAAAAGGTAGAGGATGCAGTAGGAACTAATTTTAGGGCATCAATAGAACAACTAAAGGTATCTATTGCACCAATTGGAAAAACCTTTTTAGAGGCTGTTACGCCAATAATTAAATTTGTAGGAAACCTTCTTGATAAGTTTAATGACCTTAGCGATGGAACAAAGAGATTTTTAGTAATAGCAACAACTGTTGCTGGAGTTCTTGGACCTGCACTCTTAATGACATTTGGTTTGATTGCTAACGGTGCTGCAAATATTATAAAACTATTTTTGTTGATGCGTCAAGGATTTTTAAGATTAAGTGGAAATTCTAAAATATTAGCAGAACAAACAACTTATATGACTCAAGAGCAGTTAGAGGCTGCTACAGTTGCTGCTTCTCTTAATCAGGCACACTCACAACTTACTCAGCAATTCATACTAGAGAAGTCTGCTCTAGATGCACTAAGAAAAGCATATGTTGATGCAACTCTTGCAGCAGGACAGTTTATGGTAAATAATCCAGGAATGATGACACCAGGAAGAGGTGGAAAGCCACCGAAGAAATATAATAAAGGTGTCGAATATGTTCCAGGAACTGGAAATCAAGATACAGTCGCTGCTATGCTTACCCCTGGAGAAGCAGTTATTCCAAAAGATATTGCACAAAATCCAGCAGTGCGTCCATTGCTTGAGGCTCTTATTTCGGGGGACATAAAGAAGTATAAAGTTGGCACACCATTTGCTGGAGAAGACTACACACATATTGGTGGATCTACAAGCAGATCTATTGCAGACATTATGCAGTTTGCAAACTTATCACCTGCTGATCAAGCAAAACTTGAGGCATATTCTGCAATTCTAGAGGCAGGTGGAAACCAGTCAAATGTTAGCGTAAGACATAATGCAGCATTCTCATTCCCATCAGAACTTAATAGAATGATGGCAAAGGGTGGTGTTGATTTTGATACATTTAAAGAAGCATGGCTAAGACACAGAGCAGACAAGTGGAGAGTATCTGGGTTAGATGCATCTGAGGCACAACTTCTTGATGATACAATGCTTACTTTAATTGAGAGAAAAGCAAAAGCCAATAGAGGAATAGTAACAGACTCATTAGTGGAAAGATCTTTCTTAGAACTACCATCTTCTGTTACAGATGGTGCAGGATATGCTAAATTAAAGAAGAGATATGACACTATAGGTGAGTATACTCTTGGAAAAGGTTTAAGTGATAAGCCAGAAATAATGGCTGATAAGATTAGAAAAACTATTAGTAAAAAGGGACTAAGAGATTTACCAGTTGTATTTATTGATGGTGATGAGATTCTTCCAAATGGAGATACTGTAACAAAGTCTATTGAAAGAGGACAATATAAACTTCCTAAAGATTCACATGTTATTGTAACAAGAACAAATGGAAAAGGCCAAAGAATAAATAGTGGAATATACGTTGTAGATAATAGTGGAAACCAACTTGCGATGGGTAGAGGTTCTAGTGGTCAAAGAAATACGATAGGTCAAAGCCAAAGTAGAAAAGATGCCTCAAGAACAGTTGCTGTTGCAAAGGGAGAGACTATTGTTGATAAAAGCGGAAAGACTACAAAGGTAACTGGACAAACAGGAAGTCCAAGACCTCCAAGAGTTAAAACAAGAAGGCCAAGCCTACGAGACACAAGATTGATGTCTCTTGCATACACATCAAGTGTTGTTCCTAATGCAGAAGATGGAATGGTTGGAGTAGATCCAAAGACTGGAAAGCCTGTATCAAATGTTGCAAAGGGATTCAGATTTGGTGGATCGTTTTGGGCTAATCTCGGTAAAAAACAATCAAGAACTCAAGAAGAGGTTATTAAGTCTCAGAAGAAACTAGCAAAAGAAACAGAGAAGTCTGCAGAAAGTGTAAAGAGCACTGGTGAAAAAGTTAAGGCTTTTGGACAGAAGGCATCTCTTGGTGTTGGTGCTCTGACTGGTCTTTCAATTGCTGCATCTATGGCTGGTGGCAAAGTTGGAGAAATGGCTTCAGCAATAATGCCATTTGCATTTGGCTTACAGGGAATAACTGCTATACTGCCAATGCTTATGAACCCTTGGGTAGCAGCAGTAGCAGCAATTGCACTGGTTGGAACATCTTTATTCCTTATGGCAAAACATGTTGATGATGCCAGAAAAGAAGGAATAACTTTAGCAAACGCAATGTCAATGACATCAAAAAAGTTAACCGATTTGTCAGTACTTACTGGAAAAGTAACTGCTAGTGAAGAGGCTAGTAGAAGAAGACAAAATATTGTCTCTGGAACAACAGATCAACAAAGAAAATTTGGACAAAATGCCCTTGAAAGTGAAACTGGCAAACAAATTCTTAAAGATATAGAAATTCAATCTAAGAATGGTAAATCTGTTAAAGAAATATCTCAAAATCTTGCAAATAATTTAGCAGTCGCTGTTGCACAAGGAGCAGTCACAACAAATCAAGCAAGAAGCATTGCATCAGCACTTGGTGAGAAACTAGGAAGTTATGAAATACCAGCACTGGTTAGTGGAAAACTTGTAAGTCTACTTGGTCCTAATGGAGAAAACCTTGCGTCAGATCCATTGCAGGTAACACTACAAATACAAAGAGATTCGATGCAAAGACAGGCAGATTCATTTAAAACTGCTATTGAAGGTTCTGTAAATACAGTTACATTTACCAATTTTTCAAAGGTTCTTCAAGGAGGAATCATTGCAGCAATTGGTGGTGTGATTGCTGGTGCTGCAGGATGGACTGGTGTAGGGGCGGTAGCAGGTGGAGCAATGGCTGTCGGTGGCGCTAACATGGCTCGACAAGGATTGCAAGATAAAAATAAGAGATCACAGGTAAACGCTAAACTTGGTGCAGCAGCAATTGAACTTGGAGTTCAAGAAATTGCAAATAATCAGGGACTTTTGGATTCTCTCAATAAACAATATGAAACAAAATTAAAATCTGCAAAAACAGAAAAAGAAATAAAAGAAATTCAAGATGAAAGAAAAGCGGGTCTTGAAAGATTAAACGCAACTAATTCTCAAGCATTGAATATATTGGTACAACAAAAAAATCAATTAGGAGAAGACGCATTCAATAAGGGAATTAAGGCTGCAGCAGACACAATGTATAAAGAAGGCC